ACAGGAGATTCTGTTTCAGTTGTAATGAAAACTGAAACGATGTACAATCATGATTGTTATAAAATATATTTTGATAATGGTGAAGAAATAATTGCAGATGCAGATCATTTATGGGAAGTTAATAGTTCATATTGGAGAACTGGAAATAAAGTTATAACTTCTAAAGATATATTTGATCAATATCAATCAAAAATAAAAAATAAAAGGGGAAAAGGATTTCAAGGATCTTTATTTGTAGATAAATCAAGACCAATTAATTTTGTCAAAAATACATTAAATATTGATCCATATCTTCTTGGTGTTTGGTTGGGAGATGGATATTCTTCTGATGGAAGAATAATTGCCCATAAAGATGATTATAATTTTTATAAAAGTGAATTTGATGTAGAGCATGAAAGAGAATGTGATAATTGCATTAGATTTAAAATTAGAAATTTATATTCCAAATTAAAAAACTATAATTTAATTAAAAATAAGCATATCCCATTAAAATATCTTCGTTCTTCTTATGAAGATAGATTGGAACTGCTTCGAGGTTTAATGGATACTGATGGATCCGTTAGAAAAGATAGTAGATCATTTGAATTTTATCAAAAAAATTATGATATGGTATTGCAGGTTGTTGAGTTACTTTCTTCTCTTGGCATAAAATCAAAGATAAGGCATAAAGAAATTAAGGGCAATTATTATCATACAGTATCTTTTTCAACTAAAGAAAGAGTATTTAATCTTCCAAGAAAAATTAAAAATATAAATTCAGCAAAGTCAGTTAGAAAGCAAGAAAGTAGACACTATATTCATAAAATAGAAAAAGTTGATAGTGTACCAGTTGCATGTATACAAGTTGATAGTGAAGATCATTTATTTTTATGCGGTAGAACTTTTATTCCTACACATAATTCCACAACTGTTGTTTCATATCTTTTACATTATGCGGTATTCAATGATAATGTTAATATTGCGATTCTAGCAAACAAAGCATCAACTGCTAGAGACCTTCTTGGAAGATTACAACTTGCTTATGAAAATCTGCCAAAGTGGATGCAGCAAGGTATTGTATCCTGGAACAAAGGTAGTTTAGAATTAGAGAATGGGTCCAAGATTTCCTCTAACTCCACTTCATCATCCGCAGTTCGAGGTGGGTCATATAATGTGATTTTCTTGGACGAATTTGCGTTTATTCCAAATCATATTGCTGACGACTTCTTTGCATCAGTATATCCAACTATTTCTTCTGGACAAAGCACAAAAGTTATTATAGTTTCAACGCCACGCGGTATGAATCACTTCTACCGTATGTGGCATGATGCTGAAAGAGGTAAGAATGAATATGTGCCGACTGATGTTCATTGGTCTGAAGTTCCAGGTAGAGATGATGCTTGGAAAGAGCAAACAATTGCTAATACTTCAGAGCAGCAGTTTAATGTGGAATTTAACTGTCAATTTTTAGGTTCCACAAATACTCTCATTAATCCAGCAAAACTTAGAAATCTTGTATATGAAGATCCAATCAGGAGAAATGCTGGATTAGATATATATGAAAATCCCAAAGAACAAAATAACTACTTAATAACGGTTGATGTTGCTCGTGGTCTTGGAAATGATTACTCTGCATTTATTGTTTTTGATATTACAGAGTTTCCATATAAGGTAGTAGCAAAGTATAGGAATAATGAAATTAAACCGATGCTATTTCCAAGCATTATTCACGAAGTAGCAAAGGGATATAATGATGCGTGGTTGTTGGTTGAAGTTAATGATATTGGGGACCAAGTAGCAAATATTTTACACTTTGACTTAGAATATGATAATGTTCTTATGTGTGCGATGAGAGGTCGTGCTGGTCAAATTGTTGGATCTGGATTTAGCGGTAAAAAATCACAGTTGGGTGTGAGAATGACTGCTGCTGTGAAAAAGTTAGGATGCTCCAATTTAAAGACTTTATTAGAAGATGATAAATTACTCACTGTAGATTATGACATTATTTCAGAACTAACCACATTTGCACAGAGACACAACTCCTTTGAGGCAGAAGAGGGTTGTAATGATGATTTGGCAATGTGTCTTGTAATCTTCTCTTGGTTGGTTGCACAGGACTATTTCAAAGAAATGACGGATAATGATGTCCGTAAAAGAATTTATGAAGAGCAGAAAAATCAGATAGAGCAGGATATGGCACCATTCGGATTTATTTCTGATGGGCTAGAAGATATGGAAGTATTTGTGGAAAAAGAAACAGGTGATAGATGGATGTCAGCATCTTCACAGGACCAAAATAATCCCTTAGAAGTTTGGAATTTGGATGAATATGGTGATAGATCTTATATGTGGGATTACAGGTAGGTTATTGTAATTGCAGTAATTTATAAATAAAAATAGATATTTCTGGAAACATAGGAGAGAAAAGATGCCGCTAAATTTAGCATCTCCTGGTATTGTAGTAAGAGAAGTTGATTTAACTAGTGGTAGAATTGACCCTACATCTGATAGTGTAGGTGCTATTGCCGGACCATTTGAAAAAGGACCAATCAATACCCCAACAACTGTATTAAATGAGGATGATCTCGGAAGAGTATTCGGAGATCCTTCATCAACAGATAAGCACTATGAGTATTGGATGTCCGCTTCATCATTTTTAGCTTATGGTGGATCTTTGCAGGTTGTAAGATCTGATGGAGATGGTTTAAAAAATGCTAAGGCTGGAACTGCATCAAGTATAAAAATTTCAAGTTCCCAAGATTATAATGATAAAGGTTATGATGAAAACACAATTTCAGGTATAACTTTTGCAGCAAGAGATCCAGGTTCATGGGCAAATGGAGTTAAAGTTGCAATTATCGATGCAAAAGCAGATCAAATATTAACTTTAAATTCAGTATCAGGTCTATCTGTAGGTCTTGGTGTTTCTCAAACTGTCCCATCTGGAACAGTTGTTGCCGGAGCAGGAACTACATCATCTCTAACTGGATATTTTAAAGGTATAATTACCGAAGTTGATGAAACCGCGAACAAAGTTTCCGTAAAATTATTGAGTCATGTAAGCACTGCAGGAACTGAAACTTCTGTAGATTATCAACCAAGAGGTGTATATAAATTTAATTCTGAAAGTTCGGTCATTAATTTTATTGGTGCTGGAGCAGGTTCAACTAGTTTTGTTGGAGAAAGAGGTTCTTTAGGATTTTCTGCAGGTTCTATTTCAGCAGGAACAGAAATCACCTCATATTACTTGTCTGATACTCTAGAATTAGACATGTCTGGAGGACAAACCTTAGGTGCTGCTGATACTGAAATTGGAATATCAACTTCGGGTATTTCAACAGGATCAGGAAAATATCTGTTAATCGATAATGAGTTAATTTCTTTAGCCGGTGCATCTATCGGTGCTGGAGTTATTACTCTTGGAAGCGGAAGAGGATCTGTTGGCACAACAGCAGCATCTCATACTGATGGATCTACAACATACTATTTGCAAGAATTTGCAGGAATAGCAACTGTAACAACTGCATTAAATTCAACAGAAACCACAATTGGAATATCTACAACTAGAACTGGTCTTTCAACTGTTTTCAATTCTGGAGGATATGCAGCAATTGGATCTGAATTTATTAAAATAACCAATTTCTTAGATGGAACTAATCTGGAAAGAAATGTTTCTACAAGTGTAGATTGGTATGATCAGCAAGAATTTACAATTACTGCTAATACAAACATTAGAAGAAAATGGTCTTCTATAGCTCAAAGACCTCAAACAACCTCTTATGCAGCATCTAGAGGATCTAGATTCGATGAAGTTCACGTTTTAGTGATTGACGGTGAAGGAAAAGTTAGTGGAAATGAAGGAACTATTCTAGAGAAGCATTTAAGTCTCTCAAAAGCTAAAGATGCATTGTTCTCTGTAGGTTCACCATCTTACTGGAGATCTTATCTCTATAATAATTCTTCTACTATTTTTGGTGGTGGACAACCAACAGGAATTACAACTACAGGATTCTCAAGTGGTTATACACTAGATTCTGACATTGATTGGGATCAAGATGCTGAAGGTGTAATTTTTGGATGTGCTGGATCAAATACCTATACTTTAGAGAATGGATTAAACTATGACGGTACATCGGATAAGCAAAATACTGGATCATTCTCAACTGATTTAAGCTATCTTTCGGATTCATATGAGGTCTTTAAGAACACTGAAGAGTATGAAATTAACTTCTTGCTGATGGGATCGGGCAATTATGCTCTTGAAGAAGCACAAGCACTTGCAAGTAAGTTGATTGAAGTTGCAGAATATAGAAAAGATTCTGTTGCATTTATCAGTCCATATAGATTGGCATTCTTAAATGATTCTACTTCTGGTCCAAATGTAACTGTTAATTCTTCGGAAACAATTACAAATAATATTCTTTCATTCTATAGTGCTATTCCTTCATCTTCTTATGCAGTTTTTGATAGTGGATATAAGTACATGTATGATAGATTTAACAGGGTCTTTAGATATGTTCCTTTAAATGGAGATATTGCAGGTCTTTGTGCTAGAAATGATGCAAATAATTTCCCATGGTTCTCGCCAGCAGGAACCGCAAGAGGATCTATTTTGAATGCTGTTAAACTGGCATATAATCCAAATCAATCTCAAAGAGATACTTTATACAGCAATAGAATCAATCCAGTTATTTTCTCACCAGGTGGTGGAATTGTTCTCTTCGGAGATAAGACTGGTCTTTCTAGAGCATCTGCATTTGATAGAATTAACGTTCGCCGCTTGTTCATCTATTTGGAAAATGCAATTTCATCAGCAGCTAGAGATCAACTCTTCGAATTCAATGATGAGATTACAAGATCGAATTTTGTAAATATTGTAGAACCTTTCCTTAGAGATGTTCAGGCTAAGAGAGGAATTTTTGACTTCAGAGTTATTTGTGATGAAACAAATAACACTCCTGCTGTTATTGACAACAATGAATTTATCGCTGACATTTATGTGAAGCCATCTAGATCAATTAATTATATTGGACTAACATTCGTTGCAACTAGAACTGGAGTTGCCTTCGAAGAAGTTATTGGTAATGTTTGATTTTTATTAATCTAAAATAATCACTTAGGAGTACTAAAACAATGGCACCAAAAACAATTTCACAATTTAAGAATAAATTAGCGGGAGGTGGTGCGAGACCTAACTTATTCGAAGTTAGGTTAGAATTTCCAACCGGTGCTACATTACCAAGTGGAAAAAATGATTATGCAAATTTCTTAGTGAAAGGGGCAGCACTTCCTGCATCAAATGTTGGTCCTATTGAGGTTCCTTTTAGAGGGAGAATCCTTAAATTAGCGGGAGACCGTACATTTGACACCTGGACCGTAACTGTTATAAATGATGTTGATTTTGAATTACGCAATGCTTTTGAAAAATGGATGAATTTGATCAATAAGCATGATGATGCAACTGGTCTCACTGATCCTGGTGAATATATGAAACCAGCATATGTAGATCAATTAGATCGTGATGGAAGTATTTTAAGAACTTATAAGTTCTGGGATGTTTTTCCCACTAATATTTCTCAAATTGATCTTTCTTATGAATCTACTGATGCCATCCAAGAATTTACAGTTGAATTCCAGGTTCAATGGTGGGAAGCTACTAGAGGAGATGGTGACAATGCCGGAGGAGATAATATAGTATAATAAATATAACATAAGAACATAAAATTACAAAATGGCAAAACTTTTTGGTTTTTCAATTGAAGATAACAAAAAACCAACTTCTGTAGTATCCCCCGTTCCTCCTTCAAATGAGGACGGGGTTGATTACTATATTCAGAGTGGATTTTACGGTCAATATGTTGATATTGAAGGTGTTTATCGTACAGAGTACGATTTAATTCGTAGATATAGGGAGATGGCACTTCACCCAGAGTGTGATGGTGCTATTGAAGATGTCGTAAATGAAGCTATTGTAAGTGATCTTTATGATTCTCCTGTAGAGATTGAATTATCAAATGTTAATGCTAGTGATAAACTGAAGGAAGCTATTAGGAAAGAGTTTAGGTATATAAAAGAAATCATGGATTTTGATAAAAAATGCCATGAAATTTTTAGAAATTGGTATATTGATGGTAGATTATTTTATCTTAAGATAATTGATGTAAAAAAACCTCAGGATGGGATTCAAGAAATAAGATATATTGATCCCATGAAGATGAAGTATGTTCGTCAAGAAAAGAAAAATGATAAAAATATCTTGGCACCAAGATCTCAAAATAATATTAACGAATCTTATCCAGAAATAGAGGAATATTTTGTTTATACTCCATCACCATCTTGGCCATCTGGAACTATTTCTGGAGGAAAGGGACAAAAGACTTTAAAAATTGCAAAAGATTCTGTTACATATTGTACTTCTGGTCTCGTAGATAGAAACAAAGGAACGGTACTTTCTTATCTCCATAAAGCAATTAAAGCACTCAATCAATTGAGAATGATTGAAGATTCTCTTGTCATTTATAGATTGTCTCGTGCTCCGGAGCGTCGTATTTTTTATATTGATGTCGGAAACTTACCTAAAGTTAAAGCAGAACAATATCTTAAAGATGTGATGATGAGATATAGGAATAAACTAGTGTATGATGCAAATACTGGAGAAGTTCGTGATGATCGCAAATTTATGAGTATGATGGAAGATTTTTGGCTTCCAAGAAGAGAAGGTGGTAGAGGAACAGAAATCACAACTCTTCCTGGAGGTCAAAATTTAGGGGAACTTTCTGATATTGAGTACTTCCAAAAGAAACTTTATAGAGCACTTGGTGTCCCAGAATCGAGAATTGCTTCTGATGGTGGTTTTAATCTCGGACGTTCTTCTGAAATTTTGAGAGATGAACTTAAATTTGCAAAATTTGTTGGAAGATTGAGAAAAAGGTTTGCTAATTTGTTTAATGACATGCTGAAAACTCAATTGATTCTAAAAAATATAATTACTCCAAAAGATTGGGAAGAAATTAGCGATCATATTCAATATGACTTCTTGTATGATAATCAATTTGCAGAATTAAAAGAGTCTGAACTTTTAAATGAAAGATTGGGAACTTTAGCTTCAATTGAACCATATATCGGAAAATATTATTCTTCGGAATGGGTTAGGAAAAAAGTTCTTAGACAGACAGATTCTGAAATTATTGAAATCGATCAACAAATTGAGAAAGAAATTAAAGATGGAATTATTCCAGATCCAAATTCAGTAGATCCAATTACTGGAGAACCTTTACCTCAAGATTCTGCAGAAGATCAGAATTTATTGGGAGATGTTCCACAGGAACCAAATATAGAAAACGACTCAAAAATTGTTGATGCAGAATTTCAACAGGATAGGAAAAGAGCTGAGATATAAATAATTTTTGAAAGATAATTTTTATTCAAATGGAAAATGTTGTTGATTTAATTGCCACTGGTAAATCTGCTTCTGAAATTTCTGATTCAATTAAGGATATTCTTTTCTCAAAATCTGCAGAAAAGATAGATCAAATTAGACCAGAAGTATCTAATCAGATGTTTAATAATACCGATGAAGAGGAATAATAATCTAAATAACTAATATAGTTCTGTATAAATATGTCTGCTTTTAAAATAGTACAAAAAGTTGCCAAACTTAGTGGCATATCTACTAGTGAACCAATTTCTTTACAATCTGGTTATATAAGAATTGCTCCAGAAGCAGATACTTATATTGAAATAGGTTATACTCCCACTATAAGCACGTCATCCAGTCTTTGGTTAAAAGCAGGAGAAACTGTAATAGTTAAAGAGTCCGTTAGATCTCAAAGTATTTCTGGGATTGTAACAGGTTCTTCTACTATAGTTACTTTACCAAGTGGAACAACATCTTCTGTTAGTGTTGGAGATTATGTTTCTTTGAGTGGAATTGAACCATCTGGAATAAACACAGTATTTGCAGAAGTTTCAAATATTCTTAGTACAGATCCAAGAAATGGATATCAATCAGATAGAGTTGTTTTGAATTGGGATACATCTTCTATTACTGGAATTATTACAACAACAAGTAGTGCAGAAATAAGAAAGTCTATTAAGGTTGCCGCAGATTCTGGTGGCGCAACTCATATAACAGAAGTCCAAATTACAAATTCACTCTAATGAAACTAATCACAGAAGAAATCCAAAAAGTAGAATTCGTTACTGAAGGAAAGGGTTCACAGAAAAAAATGTACATCGAAGGAGTTTTTCTTCAAGGTGACATCTGTAATCGTAATGGAAGAATGTATCCTATGGAAACTCTTTCCCGTGAAGTAAAAAGATACACGGAAGCTTTTATTAGTAAAGGACGTGCTCTTGGAGAACTCGGACATCCCGATGGCCCAACTGTAAATCTTGATAGAGTTTCACATAAAATTGTTTCTCTTGAACAAGATGGAAACAATTTCAGAGGAAAAGCACAACTTCTAGAAACTCCAATGGGTAAGATTGCAAAATCTCTTATTGGTGAAGGTGTTTGTCTTGGTGTTTCTTCCCGTGGTGTAGGTTCTCTCAAGATGACTAATGAGGGTCATAAGATTGTTGGTGAAGATTTTATGTTGGCAACTGCTGCAGATATTGTAGCCGATCCTTCTGCTCCCGATGCTTTTGTTCAGGGAATCATGGAAGGTAAAGAGTGGGTTTGGGAAGGTGGAATTCTTCGTGAAAAGCTTGCAGAGCAAACTCAAAGAAGAATTAACACTCTAGTAGACCAAAAAAGACTTGAAGAGCATAAACTTGGTCTTTTCCAAGAATTTCTCTCAAATCTATAAATTATAAATAAATATAGATTATAACACAATAATTCTAAAATGTCCGTTGGTAGCAATTTACAAGAAATGGAAAACGTAGTAACCAAAGGGGCTGCACCTGCCGAACCAATGCACAAACTGACTGGGGATACTCCTGGTCAAACTGGTGGTTGGGAAGATCTCGGAGGTCCTACTCCAGAAAATTATAAAACTGATGATGATTCAGCGAAATTAAAGACTCCAGGAGCAACCCTTGCTCAAGTCAAGGATGTTGTTAATAGTGCTGCAAAATCTGCAGAACCTATGAAAGGAGTTAAGGAAGAAACTGAAGACGAGGAAGAAATCCTCGAAAAAATTGATGATGAAGTAGTTTCTGAAGCTGCTGAAGAAGATGAAGATGAGGAAGAAACTTCCAAGTCTAAATCTAAAATGAAGAAGAATGGT